AAGATCTAAAACTCTGTAGAGTTTGGTCTTCAAATCAGCATAAGGTTTAAAGTTTTTCTCTTCAAGTAATTCTTGTAAGGAGTGTTCTTCATTCCATACTCTTTCCATCTCTGCGTCATCATCAAACAATGGTTCTGCAGGATCGAATTCAGATTTGTCATAGTTAGGATAACCTTCAAACTGACGGATTTTCAATCTAAAGTTTGCACCTTCCCAGAGGTCAAAAGGATTAACCGGTGTTTCATCTTCGAATGAAGGATTCATTAAATCGTTCAGTTTATCAAAGATTTTCTTACCGAATTGGTATAGGAATACTTTACCTTCGTTTTCTGGGTTAGCAGAATCTTTAACAACATAGATATTAGCAGTATACTTCAATCTACGCTTTTGTTTACGAGCCTGCTCTTTGTCGGCTTCAATACCTGAATTCCAGAGTTTGGAATTATACTCAGAAACTGGGTCATCTTGACCTAGAGTAGTGAGTGAGTTTTCGATGTACCATAGACCAGTAGGTCCTTGGAAACCATGGTCCCAAATTCTAACAAAAGGCATTTCTTCGCCTTGAGGAGCTGGTAAGAAACGGATTACTGCGAATCCATTACCTGCTTTGTCTCTAGTAGGCTTCCAAAATTTTCCTTCGTTAGGATCTTGGTAAGATGGTTTTGAGATTTTCTCGAGTTGAGCATTAAGCTTATCGAGAGTATTTTTGCGATTCTTCTTGAGTGAAGAAAAGTCTGATATTGCCATAATAGTTTCTCCTTGTATAGCGTTTATATAGCGTTGTATTGCGATTAGAAGAAGTGTTCGCGAACAATGTTCTTGAACCTCTTTTCATCATATGCTAGAAAAGGTTTATATTTTCTAACAAGTCTTATTATATCACAAGCTACAATTTTGTCAACCACTTTTTCATTCCAATATGAAAAAATGTTGGCAGAATGAGCCAAGATAGTCAATGTTTCAAGACTGATTTGTTTTTGCAAATACAGTGTCATTATATAAGGGTGTTGACCATCCCGTGATATAAAATTTTGTTGGTAGTCCTCATAGAGTTTTCCCAACTCACTTTTAAAATTGTAGCCTAAAGCTTCAATTTTTTTCTTCCATAATATATATCTTTCTTGAGCCTCTTCGTCTAAGATTTCTCTTACCCAAATATCAGGCTTTTTGATCATATTAGCAAGAATCAAGTTCTGATAATCTTCTCTTTTTGCAAGTTTAGCGAAACTGTAAGCATCATTTCTACTGATAAAAGTATCAAAGTTTGCTCTTACCTTTCCGTTGTACTTGAAATAGTCGTAGTTGTCTGTAGTAAAATGTTTTTTAATGGCAAGATATTTAACATATGCTTCAAATGATTTGTCACTTGCAATGGTCTGTGATATCTGGCTCATCTTCTTTTTCTACCATTCTGAGAGCGACTGCTTCTGTGCGAATTTTCTCTTTTAGTATAGAAGATTTTTTCACAATCTGAGCAACGGTCTCGATTTCAATTTCGTTCTCTTCAGCAAAATGTACTAGTGCGTCAACATGTGATACTCCAGCAGCAATATGCCTACTTATTTCATGATGTATTCGGTCTGGTGTTAATGTTACTACGGACACTTCGGATTCTTCCCCTTTTTGTTTTTTCATGTAACTTGTCTATTATATCCTAAAATTGATGAAATGTCAATAGGTAAATTAACATTTTTGTTATTTTGGTATATTATCTTAATGAGTGCTATTATAACATACCCTTTTTGATTTGTCAACCACTTTCTGCAAATAATACATTCTCGACATATTGGTTCTTTCGTTCTTCTGAAATACCCATTGCAAGAATAGAGCTGTGAAGCATTTTATTCATCTTTTGGTTACGACAATATTTGTTTTGAGCCTCTTTTGTATTCAGTCCTTTTGAGCGTTGATATATTGGATTATTCATATTTGCTACATAATAGTCAACTAAATTATATGCCATCTCACACAATTGGTCTGTCTCTTCGCCTTCTCTTATACTACCAGCACCTACAATGTTTTCTGAAAAGATTTCTTTGGCCCAATCAGGCATTTCTCTTGCTCGTGTCCATGTTAATCCTTCTGTTTGCTTTTTAAAGTAATCTAAGAAAGGATGTGGCCCTTCTACTAGAGGTGAATAGTCACAGAAACAACCACTAATCTTTTTCGGGTTTGCAACAATGTCTAATCCAAAGATTGGTAAATTATTTTCTATAAAGCTTGGAAAAATATTAATATGCATTAACCAAAGTTTATTCTTTCCTACCGGCTCGATTGTTTTTAAATGACATTTTCGGACTGAATCTCCAATCCAAAACCAATCACTCCAGCCTTCAAGGTCTGCAGTATGTCTTGGATTATCGTACACATCCATAGTCCAATCAAACCTATCTTTGATTCTTTCTGCTAGGCCACGTAACCTATCAAATAGTTCTGATTCTATCATTCGTATTCTTCTAGGTATCCGTTTGCTTGAGCAAGTAATGCAGATTCCGGTAGATATTCTTCTGGATTTTCTTGGTATCGTTCCATTAACTCGTGAAATAATCTTTCAGCATATTCAAAGCAAATTTTTGCTTCATCTGCCATATCATCATTTAATAGTTCACGCACACCCTTAATGAGCCCTGGTCGGTCTTCAAATTCATACATTGTCCCAGCTCCTGGTACATGTTTCTTAATCATTTGACCACCATGTGCATCACCAAAATGACGAACATATAAATGAGCAAGAAGCCCATTATTATTTTCATCTTCTAATAATGTCTGTATATGATGATTATATTCTACTGTGGAAGGCAGATTATCTTCTATTTCTTCTAAATTAAAAAGATTCTCTAATTCTTGTAAATCATCTTCAATCAATGTTGACCTAAAGATTGGTTCAAGTTCCATTGGTACATCTACAGCAGATTCCAAAACCATATAATTTTGCAATTGAGCGTGTAAATATTCTTGGTATAGTTTAGGACTAATTTGACCAGACATTAACATATCTGCAAATTCGGTTCTTTCAGCACTATCGTGATGAGCTTTTGTTAGTTCCTTAAGATTGTTTGACATTCATTCACCTCTGATAAATTATGTATATATTATATGCTTTTATTTATAAATAATTACCGACCAAATAAAAAGGAGAAAATTGTGTTTAGTTTTATTCTCACAATATTTAAAAATATTATTTTAAAATTAGCCACTACCGGCGCTTTTAGCTTTATGCAACCTTGGTTATTAAAGGTTGATAAATGGGCTGAAGACAAGCTTGGTATAGACCTGATTAAACAAGATAAGAAATTCCATGAGAAATTTCCACTTGTTTCAGAGCGCATTGCCAAATTGGAGAGAGATTCTCACCCTCCTGTTGCTCCAGGTGGGACTACAGAATTAAAAAATGAAATAGCCGAACTCCTAAAAAGAATAGAAAAATTAGAAAAAAATAAGAAGTGATAGAGCTCACAGATGCAGCAATACTTAAGGCGATTGAGAGAACGGCGAATGAAAGCCGAGATGTTATTCGTCTTGGCGTCACTGGTGGCGGGTGTGCTGGTTGGGAGTATGTTATTGGTTACGCTGATAACATCAATCCTGAAGATACTCTTTTAGATTACGGTAAATTTAAAATTGCCATTGATAAGTTATCCATTCCTTATCTGGAAGGTTCTACACTAGATTGGATTAAAGAAGGATTAAATGAATACTTCAAAATCATCAACCCAAAAGAAGTAAGTAGTTGTGGTTGTGGAGTATCAGTAAGTTTTAAGGTTTAAAAATGATTGACGGTGTTTTATTAGTCGCAATACTTGTTCCTGCATTAATTTGCATGGTATCTTTTATATTTACTAAAGAAGGAACGAAAGGGATTACCAATCCTTATGTGACAAAAGATGGTGTTCGTCACACCGCAAAGAAAAGTAGATCTGACTATATTGTTTAGAGCTACATAATAAGGAGAACTATATGTTAAATCTCGATTCATTAAAAGGCATGTGGCATCTTGGAAAAGACTGGGTGCTTGCAAGATTAGGTGAAAGAACATCTTTAGATGGTGGTGTTATCATTGCCGTTTGTGGTGGATATCTTTTACTTGGTGGATTGATTGATCTAGTGGCATGGGGTGGTTTACTCTATGGTGCTTGGACATTATGGAAATCAGAGGTAAAATAATATGGCCAAAGAAACAGTAGACACCGGCAGAGGCGAAGCTACCATTGATATTGAAAAATATACTGAAATGGTATTAAAGCTCGATGAAGCTCAAGATAAAATCAAAGAAATGGAACAATTGAGTAAGGAATTACAGATTGCAACAGCAGCTGCAAAACCTGCACAAAAGTTTTCATTTGGTGCACTGTTCCGTGACGAAAATGATATTAATGAGAAATCAATCATTGGATTTATATCCTTTGGTCTAATGACTGTCTTTGGTATATGCGATTTAATTACTGCATTTGCTGGACAAGACTTAGTGATTTCCGATACTATCTACACATCATTCGTTGTAGTAACATTAGGTGCTTTTGGTATATCTGAGGCTGGAAAAGCTTTCGGTAAACAATAATAAAAAGGGGCGCAATGCCCCTTTATTTTCTCTTAATTACACACCCCACCATCAGCTGAATTATCAAACTGTCTATCACCACAGCCATACTTACCGTCCCTGTTGGTATCGCATGCGCGTTGCCATGAAATCATATTAAAGGTCAAGCCTTCGTGCCATGGTACATAAGCTAAACACCATTCATGAGAACCGATAACCATATCATCGGTTCCATCTGGGTCGGGAACATAGTCTCTTTTGGTCCACTCTTTTTGAAGTGTAAAATGTACATTACCGTTGCTATAGCTTTTCTGAGTGAATAACTTACCTCTGGTAATATAAATTTTTTCTTTTTCGGCTAGAGTGTATGTCGAGCCGTCATCATAATTGATAACTGTCTCGGCTGCTGCACTTATAGAAAAAAGTGCTAGAGTATAAAGTAAAAATTTCATTGTAATCTCCTTTGAAGTTATCTAATGTATGCACCTGCTCCAGATGCATACCAAATAACTCCTAGTGTATTACTTTGTTTCTTCTACCTTTACGATTCTTTGAATTGTAGTTGTGTCGTGATAATCATTATCTCTAAAATCGCGAACAGCTGTTTCTTTTACAAAATAGCCATCTTGAATTTTATAATTGATAACTTCTTTTCTGAATACGCCTTCCATTTTATTAAGTGTAACTCTAAAAGGCCCTTCAGATAACCCATTGTAAGGTTCCGTTGCTTTATCAATTACTGCTTTTTTAGTCGGTGTCAATACCTCGACATTGTGTCCTTTATAATTGGTCATAATATTTACTCGTAATGTGCAAAGCCATTAACTATACTTTTTGTATAACCTGCTTTGCTCATTTGTTCTTCCAAATACTCATCTCGTTCAAAATCCGAGACAAGCTCCCAACCAAGCTCTGTTGAGCCTGGATTATCAGCCAACCATTTTTGTTTGGCCAATTCAATACACTCCAAAACGGGAACCTCTTGCTCCTGCATGCTGGGTGTTAAAATCTGTACATCTAGACCACTAGATGTGGTAACTATATTTTGTGGCTCCATAGGAGATGTTTCAGCTGGTTGCGGTATATATTCTTCTTGCCATTCTTCGTTCATAGTCCTAATGCTCCATAATTTACTTTATAATATCCGTTACTTCCTTTCATCACTGCTTCTGGCATATATTCCAAAACTTCTTGGGCAATTACGCCTGATGTTGGTCCCAAATTCAAGCCATTTTTCCAATCCCAAGTATAGAGATTGTGTCCATTTTTTCGACCAATAGAAACAATATTTTCTTTTAATCTTTCATCTGAATTAATAAACCAATAATATCCCAATCGAGTCCACCAGCCATTTACATAGTTATGGCATTGAAGGAAATAGTAGCGTCTGCCACCAAACCATCGCATCACATTTGATGTTGACCAAACACTTGAAAGTTGAGCTGGATAAGCTGACGATGTGCTATTACCATAGTAAAACATATCGTCTGATATAGGCCTACCATAATCTGTGGACCCGCGCTCACTTGGAGTAGGATTAAAACGGATATACCATCCACTAGAATAGAACCAAAACTGAAGCCGTTCATATCCTGGTCCTGGTAAAAATACTGGTCTTCCTCTCAACCTATAAGTATCAGCAGAACCTGTCATAGCACCCCAGGCCCAAGAACCATCTCTATTTCTCCAATTCCCGGCTGCAGCGAATCCACCGTAGTATGTTCCTACATCATTGTAATTAAGTGGATTGACATATCTTGATGATGGCATTATTGTACCTTTAACTCTATAATTTTATCAAAGTATTTAGGCGAATCTATACCTACAATTGTATTTTGATTTACGGTTAGTGATAAGGTGTTTGCGTAGTCAATAGGTTGTGCATTGATTGTGATATATGTGTCACCATCGTTAGGTATGTCTGAGATCGTCACTACTGTGTTTGCCGGCACATTAATGAGGTCATAATCGTTTAATATGACCAGATTTTCTTCTTCTGGCAGGTCTCCTCTACCAATGGTTACAGTCTGGCCCGATTCTGGATCTACAATTCCGGAAACCTCTACCTCTGAAAAGAAATCCATTTCGGTATGTGTATGAGAATATGTTAATGCAACTTGAGTTTTATCATATACTGTATTAGAGGAAACATCATACCATTTACTTTCAGGTACTGTTACATTTCCATTTTCTACATAGACTACTGTAAGTCCATTATTGGCTGTAAACCCAAGTTCGATTGCATTATTTGCATCGTCTCCTTCTAAATGAGAAACAATTCGACCTGATACTGTATTTGCTATAAAATAATGCATAAGTCCTCTAATTAAAGTGGGGGCTAATAGCCCCCATTGTTACATTGCTTTGGATATTGAGAGCAATAATGTTTAACAGCCTTCATTAAAAATATAAAATCGCTTTCTGTTAAATCCCCTGTTTGTTGTGCAGGGGTACTTACTTTCCCTCAGGCTCCTGTAATTCGTCAGTCTGTTTGTCGACTTCTGTACGAATTGTTTCAACCACTCCTTGTGTAGCATCTGCAACTGTACCTACCATAGAAGTTGTATCTTCTAAAACAGCAGACGAAAGTCCTGCTGCAGTATCTACTGTTGCGTCAATAACACCAGTGGTGAGCCTTTTTCCTCCTTCAATGCCGGCACCAACAGTGGCACAACCAACGAAGAAGAATAATCCAAATAGCATTGAGAATAACATTCTCATAACTATCTCCATATATGGATTGCTTCAAGCAATTTGGAAACCAAGTCTGTCCTCGGCTTCAAAATTGCCACCTAAATATATTTATTAGTCTATTAAGAGTTGAATTAGACCAGAGTTCCAATTTTCAACCACATCCTCTGCATATGATTTACTTTTGCCTGGAAGCTCTCTTGTTTGTACGATTTGACCATCTTCCATTAAGTCAACTACAAACATACTATCAGGTCCACTACTTCCTGAATCATTTTCGCCTCTTTTGGCGACCTTACGAATTGTTGCTGTTCTGTGCATTTATTTCTCCACCTCGGATTGATAGATTGGAATACCATGTTCAGAATGACCTATCACACAATCTGAAACTGTAAAGGGTAACATAACTAATACTCCCAAAGCTAATCCTAATAACCAAGATATAATCATATTCCTAGCTAGAATTGGGTCACTCGGTAGTTTCACTTGGGACTCCAAAAACTATATTTGCTTTACCGATTTTATTTCTTCTATCAATTTCTACTTTGATTTTTCTTTTGTCTTTTGCTTTAGTATTAGAAGCATTATATTTTTCACATAAAGCCGCATTGGAATATACTTTCAAATAATCATGAGTATATTCAAATGAAGGCCTTGCCGCTCCTCGTACCACTTTTCTTACTGATTTTCCTAATTTAACTGGCATACTTACCTCCTTACCATTTTAAATTTCATTCCATTCGCCTGCATCCATTTTGGTAAATGCATCTACTATTCGATCAACCTCTGGGTCATTAAGATATCCATAAATGCCTAAATCCATTTCTTTATATTCTTCCATAAATTTAAATGGAGGGTGGCAAAAAGATTGGTCCTCTTTATGCATAAAGGCAACTTCCCATTTATCTTCTTTATATCCATAAGAGCCAGTAAATTTTACGACTGATAAGATATAATCATTAAAATCAAATTGCATTCGGACACCATCGTGCCATTTTTCTTTTGCCGGCCATTTTGGCATTATAGAACTTCCCAACCTTCGACAGTGTCAAGTCGGAATGAACGCCATGCGTTTTTATCCAATGACCAAACCGGAAAAACTTCTGTGTCAGTATTTGATATGGATACCTTGGTTGTGACACCATTTGCTTCTAATACGGCTGGGTTTAATGTGCATGGCATTACCCTTAATTCGCCCGTATCAATTTTGCGAAAAGAGACTGTGACAGTTCCTTTCTTTAATGCATCTAGCAATTTTGATTTTTCACTTTCATTCATTATGTACATTATATAATATCCTTAAATTGGCCTCCTCTGAGAGATTCGAACTCCCGGCCTTGTGGTTCGTAGCCACACGCTCTATCCATCTGAGCTAAGAGGAGAAGTAATTTCATATTTTAGTATTATAACAGATTTTTCCAAAAAGTCAACCACCAATCTCCATAATCGCGAACAATACCTGTCATAAGTATTGCAAATGCGGCACCATTTAGTAAAATAAGTGCACGGTCTTCCCATAAAATAGAAACCCACAGCCATAAAGCTATACCTACAACACTGAAATACATGTCAAGTGTATGGTATTGTGTTCCAGCTGACCTGAAGATAATTGCTGATAATACCAAGATGGATGCTACCCACTTGATGTACCAATCAATTTTCTTTTCACCTTTTTCTGATCTAATCACCTAAATTTCCTTCTGGTACTGTGTTTGCTGATATAATATTTGCTGTAGGAATATCAATTACAAGACCATCAATGCGACGAATAAAAGTATTATCGCCTTCGGTCCCTATAAATGTTCCTGCTACTTCCAATGTTACACCATCTTTACCAGAGCCTTCTACACCTGAAAGTGGATGTAGGTAAGTATATTTAATTTTAGCCATCTAACTTCTCCATTATTTCCATGGTCTGTTGCCAATTTTCTACAGTGTGGACTTCTCCTAAATTACTAATACGAATTTGTTCTGCCAAAGGCCAGTCATTTCCACCGTATGAAGTTCTGTCACCAAAGAAATGTATTTTCTTATATTTAGGTCCAATCTCTCTTAGTATTTGAGATTTATCGCTTCCTTTTGGATATATATCGACACTGATTTGACCACCAACAGTTGCACATAAAGTTTTAAATTGTTTCTCAATTTGTTTGCAAATAACTTTTCGCTCACCATTTACTTTATCCCATTCATAATAAGCTAATCTTTGTTCTGGTGAAGCATTACGACCAATGGTGCTGAGATTTGCCATGCCTGTTCTAAATTCTACATGGTTACCCACCTTTAGATTATATCTGCTTTTATTAATGATGTTCTTTAAAAAGTGTTTAAATTCATACGAAGGTGTAAAGTTCGTGCTACTAATACGGCGATTTTGAACCCAGTGTTCGCAACCATTACATTGAAATACACCAACACACGCATCATAAACGGGTAATCCAATTTGTTCTACTGTTTTAGGTTTATCACTTCCAGATACCAAATAGACATCATGCCTCATAGCAAATCCGTAAAAGAATTCTCTAAACTCAGGATCGATAACACCTCGAGATGGAGTAAGTGTTCCATCAACATCAAATACAAAAACTTTTTCTTTCATAATAATATCCAAATATGGTGCTGGCGGAGGGACTTGAACCCCCAACCTATGGTTTACAAAACCATTGCACTACCAATTGTGCTACGCCAGCTTACTCTCAACTAATTCTAGCACCTTGCTTTCTCTGTACCATAAACCACTAAACATTTGTGTGTGGTCTGGCCATTCAACAATGTACCTTTTATATCCATAAGGTCTGTCAGAGAAAACTCTAACATCACCATAATTTTTTACAAGTACTCTCACTTCTTCTCCCCCAGCTTTTTATATGCATTATATTTTTCTTTTGTTTCTTGTGCGACAACAGTCTTTAATAAGTCAATTTCAGATTTCAGCTGGTTAATTGTTTGCTGTTGTTCACATATAATAATTCGCAACTCTTCTTCAAGAGTATTATTAAGAGTTAGGTTCATTTCCTTCTGTTTCATTTTTATGTTTCTTATATCCTTTCTTCATTGCCTTCTTTCGGTCGCGATATGTAGCAGGTTTATTGAACTTATTCAAGTTCTTGGCCACGGGATTTGATTTGCTCCTTTCCATTTTTTCTAAACCTTTTGTTATACTTGCGTTTAATCTTTTTTACCACTTTTGACCTATTTAAATATTTGTACCACTTTCTTGCACTGGTAAGGGCGTCATATTCGTCTCCACCTTTTAATGGTATTTTCTTATCCATTTTTAATAAGATCCCATACCATAGGTGCCAATACTGCCACCACAAGAATATTTACCCCAATTATAACCCATATTCCAAACATATCCATTTTTGTTTCCTCTAATTGGTCGGAA